TATGAAGAAGCACTAGAACAAATTCAACAACTACAATCAGATAAAGAAAAGGAAGAATGATATATGACATTTAAAGTTATCAACAAGTATTTACAAGAAAACAACCGTACATTCGTTGCGGTTCGACAAGAAGCGCCATATACGGCTTTTGACCGTGTTTTGATTGGTGACCGTGTGAACGAATCAGACGAGGAATTAATTAAGGCAGTCATCGGACAAGTGACCACTGAGTTCAATCCAGCTGATGGAGTGAAGAAACTTCAAGAAGATTTACGTATGCAAGCTGAAAGTTACGAAGAAAAACTTGCTGAGAAAGATGCAAAAATTGCGGAAGTAAAAGCCGTTGCAGATTGGGCAGTATTGGCTCGTGTAACGGATGTAGACAATCCACTAGACCCTACTGTTTTCAAACGTGGGCTTGAATTGGTAGACCCTGCTAAAACTGGTAAGACTTACCAATCGCAAGAAATTTTCACACTCGAAGACGTGAATCATGTTGAGAAATTCCAAGAAGGTAAACGCGTTATGATTCAAGTAAACGAGCCATTCACTTATCAAGGAGAAACACTTGAGCAACTTGCAACGCTTGAGCAAAATGGTAAACTTGGAATCTGGAAATGGACTGAACCAAAACAAGAAAAACCATCAAATGAGTTAGACACTCAGCCTGTACAATAATCAACTGTTTCAGAAAGGGAGGTGGGTTAATTGGATTTTTTAACCTTAATCGATAAACTCACGCCCGTTTTAATCGTTATAATTCCAAGCTACTTTTCATTCAAGAGTACGAAGAACACAAAAGAAACTGAAAAACAAATCAACGTACTTTCAGACAAAATCGGAGGGCTTGAAAAATCAGTTGGTGAAATAAACGAAATTGGGCGAGAAAATCGTGATAATCTTTCTCTCATCGGAAAAGGTTTGCAACGATTACAGCGTTTTCGATTACAAGAAAACTTAAAAAAAGCAATTAGGCGCGGGTGGACAACTCAACATGAAATCGAAGAGCTTTCAAGGCTCTATGAAAGTTATGTTGAATTGGGCGGAAATGGCGCCATCAAAATATTGTTTGAGAAGTTTCTCAAACTAGAAATTTCGGAGGAAAAATAATGAACAAAATTAACTGGAAAGTACGAGTATTAAATAAAACATTTTGGCTAACGTTAGTGCCAGCTTTAGCACTGTTGCTACAAACGTTTCTAGCTGTATTTAACATTCGTTTAGAGTTAGGCGAAACAATCGATAAATTATTAGTGTTTATCAACGCATTGTTTGCTGTTTTGATGATTGTTGGTATTGTCAACGACCCTACAACAGCTGGTCTGACTGACAGCACAAGAGCGCTTGGGTATCACGAACCTAGCGAAGATTAAACTAAGAAAGGGAGGTCCTAAGACTTCCCTTTTTATTTTTCACGAAAGGGGGACAACCTTTGAAAAAAATTATTAAACGACAAGCTGGCGTTTGCGTCGATGTTCGAGATAAGGTTTACAAAGTAAAAGAAGAATTTTACTCACACGATAAAAACAACGCATTTATCGAGTTGCAACTAAATGGAGTAGGCGCTGAGAAAATCATAGTGTTATTCCATTTTAAAACGACAAATCGTTTCTTGGAAGTCGTCGGAACGGTTGAAAATAATATCGTAACTGTTCCATTCGATACTAGCTTAATTACGACCGATGAAATCGTGTACGGGTTTGTTTATGCTGAAAAAATAGAACAATCAGCGGATATTCTAAAATTCTCGTTTTGGGTTCGTGTATCAGAAATTGATAAACATAGTGAATTGCCCGTTATTGAGAAAGACACAAAACGTATTGTAGCCGTGACGGATATCGTAACAAAAGCTGAACTAGAAGAAGCAATCAAGAATATTCATGTCGAGGGTGCAACCTTTGACGACTCAGAAATCTTGAGACGATTACAAGCACTTGAAACGAAACCAGAAATTGATACAAGCTCATTCGCTACTAAGCAAGAATTATCAAATAAGGTAGAACGTGCTGAAATTGAGCAAATTTCAAGCGAAATTGAGACTTTAAAGGCAAAGACAGATAAAGACACCGTCTATGATGATACAGCCCTCAGAGAGCGTGTATCAGCCTTAGAGAGCAAGCCTAGTATTGACACAAGCTCATTTGCTACAAAAGAAGAATTGCGGACTATTTCATCAACTCCTGGTCCAAAAGGAGATAAAGGTGAAACTGGGGAACGTGGTCCACAAGGTTTACAAGGCTTGACTGGTCCGCAAGGTCCACAAGGTATCCAAGGCGAACGAGGCCCAGAAGGTCCTAGAGGTGCAGACGGACTTCAAGGTCCAATCGGTCCTCAAGGGTTGCAAGGTGAACGAGGACAAGACGGACAAAGAGGCGAACGTGGGGAACAAGGACCAATCGGACTGACTGGACCTGCTGGACCTCAAGGCCCTATTGGTTTAACTGGTCCTAAAGGGGCTGATGGCGTTGGTATTCCTCAAAAATTGAGTTTATCAGGAAATACACTCATCCTATCTGATGGTGGCGGAAGTGTTAATCTACCAACCTCAGGTCAAAATGGACCAGCTACTCCAACAACTTCATCTAGTGAGTTAAGCGGTAATGGTATTCCTGAAGGTAAAATTGAAGGCACTCTCGGTCAAACTTATGTCGATTTACGTAAGACGAATGGTGCAGTGAAATGGATTAAAACTACTAATTCAGGTATGACAGGTTGGGCTGTTCTATACGGTGATACTGGGTGGAAAACGCTAAACATCTCGTCTAAACTCGGTGGGTCATACCTAAAAGTGCGTCGTTTGAACAACCAAGTTTCATACCAATTCGGTGGACTCTCATGGGGTTGGTTTGGTATAGTTCGTCGTAATGGGCCAGGATATTCTATACAACCGTCTGATAAAGAACGAAACGTGTTCATTCTTGGACTGCAAGGTATTCCTCTAGGTTATCGTTCAGAAGGTTCATTAATCGGTGATATCTATAACGATAAAGGCGTCCGATACGGAACTTGGTATTTAGGTGGATTAGGTGATAGTAATATGCTACGCTTCCAATTCACGGATCCCGTTCCTACAGACAGAGATATTGGTGATATTAGGGTCTCAACAATCTCTTACGTTACAAACGACCCTTGGCCAACAACATAAGGAGGAATATATAAATGGAAATTGATACAAGTAGATATAGAGAGGGATTACCTCAAATCGGTTATGCGCCTTATCACCAAATTCACGCGCATTCAACAGGTAATAGAAATTCAACAGCACAGAACGAAGCAGACTACCACATGCGTAGACCTGTAGAATCTGGATTTTTCTCACACGTTGTAGGGAATGGACGCGTAATGCAAGTAGGTCCCGTCAATCAAGGTGCTTATGACGTTGGCGGCGGTTGGAACTATGAAACGTATGCAGCAGTTGAATTAATTGAAAGCCACTCAACTAAAGAAGAGTTTATGGAAGATTATCGACTATACATTCAATTATTACGCGATTTAGCAGACGAGGCTGGACTTCCTAAAACATTAGACTCAGACGCATTAGAAGGTATTAAATCACACGATTATTGTACTAACAATCAACCAAACAATTTTAGTGATCATGTGGATCCGTATCCATATTTAGCTAAGTGGGGCATCAGCCGTGAACAATTCAAGCATGATATCGAGAACGGGCTTGAAGAAATTAAGGAAGGTTGGCACAGCAATTCAAAAGGCTGGTGGTATCAAAATTCAGACGGAAGCTATCCAACTAACAAATGGCAGAAAATTAATGAAAAATGGTACTTCTTTAATGAAGATGGCTATTGTTTAACTAACAAATGGATTAAACGCGGTGGTGTATGGTATTGGTTAGAAAACGATGGAACAATGGCTACTGGATGGAAGAAAGTCAACAATGAATGGTACTATTTCAAACAAGATGGCGAGATGGTTACTGGTTGGGTTAAATATTACGACAAGTGGTACTATTTAAATACTAACAACGGCTTTATGGAGTCAAACCAATTCGTAAAAGGAAAAGACGGATGGTACTATATCAAAGAAGATGGAACTATGGCGGACAAGCCTGACTTCACTGTTGAACCTGAAGGTTTAATCACGGTTAAATAAATATTTAAAGCCTACCTTAATTGGTAGGCTTTTTTATTTTGTACTCTTTTTGTACTCAATTTTATGATATCGTGTATTTTGCCACGATACGTAAACGTTGATTTTACAACATTTTGCAATGTTAGGAAACGTTGTGAAACGTAAAATAATGGAGCCGAGGGGAGTGTATAGTGTTGATGTAACAAAGTTTATAAGCGTTTTGTACTCTCGATGTACTCAATTAAATATTGAGTTAAGTTTATCGTTATCCTCACGCTCTAATTCTTCAATAATATGAGCGTATGTGTGTAACGTGATGTTAGGGTCAGCGTGTCCAAGTCGCTTGCTTACTGATAACAACTGAACACCGTTCGCTAATAGGATACTAGCGTGGGTGTGTCTCATCGCATGAAAGGTTATATCTTTATCAATTCCTGCTCTGTTTAGTGCTAGTTGTAGTGCTTTATTGATTGCATTGTTACTAATTCTTTTAAATAGTCTTTGCGTTTGGTCCTCTGGAACAGGCAACGTTTTTAATATTTCAACTAATTTATCAGGTATGGTTATTTTACGTTTGCTACTTTTTGTCTTACCTTCAGTAAAATCGTTTGTAAAATGATAATCGAATCCTTTTTCAATCCTGATTGTTTTATTATCTAGATCTATGCAATCCCATGTCATACCTAAGCATTCCCCAAAACGGGCCCCTGTATACATACTAAATAGAATGATATATCTTGAAGTATAATCTAGTTGTATATCTTCTAGCAGTGCTTTTTCTAATTCGTCAAATTCACGCTTACTTAAGTATTTGTTTTCGACTTTCTTATTCTTTTCTTCCAGTCCTTTTAAAACGGCTGTAGTTGTTGGATCGTGAAGAAGGGTTTGAGTTTTTAACGCATGCTTTATTGCTGCCTTAACGTAAGTATGGTATTTTTTAACAGTTTCCTTGGATCGTGTTTTGGCAACATCATTCAAAAACGATTGATAATTCTCGTGGGTAATATCTCGTAATGGAATGTTGTAATTTGTTCTTACATAATCAATGATACTGTTTATCCTAGAAATGCTTTTCAACGAAATAGTATCTTCTTTATAGAGTTTCTTCCAATTCTCCATATAGTCAGCTAGTAACATTTGTTCTTTGCTAACATTCTTACCAACTAGAAGTTCATTTTCTTTTAATATCGATGCGTCTTTTGCTTCTGCCTTGGTTTTAAATCCACTTTTTGAAACGTATTTACGCTTACCACCATCGTAATAGTAGACACGATAAGCCCATGTTTTGCCTCTTTTGGTTATGCTTGCCATATTTCACCTCCATTTCCAAACGTACGTTCTTTTTTTAGATAAAATAAATAGCCTTAACAGGCTACTTATTTTATAAAAATCTTTTAACAGTCGAAGTTAAATTATCAGAATACTGAATGATATCGAGTGGATTTGAGATTTCAACAGTCGTATGTTTTTCATCATTAAATTGTAGTTTAAATTTATTGTTAACTGTATAAATACGCATAATCCACTTGCGAATATTATCATCTAAAAGCACATTAAAATAACTTCTATTGTCTCTATAAAATATTCGTGATGGGTCCACAACGTCTTTTAAAACAATTTTTGTAGTAGTGTAAGCTTCTAATTCTTCAGAAGTTGTTACTATTTCCGAATCTTTATTTTGGATTTCATCTTTTACTTCTTCCGTATCTGGAGTACTAGATATTTTAGTGTCCACATTAGTATTTAAAGCAGCACTCAACTTATCGTTTACCCGTTCGCTTATGAATTGAGAAAAGCCCTTCTTAACGATTGCTTCAAATTTTTCAAGTGTATTTTTGGTTTTAGTACCTTCATATATCTCGCCAACGATATATTTAACGAATGATTCATCTGGTTCAGTCAATTGTTTAGATAAAAGGTTTTTAAGGCTGTTTAAGTATTTTAATTCAGAAGCAGATGAAGTTATTTTATCAACGTCAAAATTATCTTTGTGGAATTTAGCAATCTCAGCGATTTGAATATCTTTAATTTTAGTGATATCAATTGTTAAAAACGGAGTAGAGTCCATTTTGTTAGGTTCATCAAGATCTGTATAAAATTTATATTCTTGTCCATTTGTTAAAATTCCGAATTTTGAAGTAGTAGTACCAAAATATCTAAATAATTGCGAATCATGTTTTGTAAGTTTTTCTGATATAGATTTAGCTTCAATTAGAATTACAGGAGCATCACTAATTTTAATTGCATAGTCTACTTTTTCACCTTTTTTAATTCCAAAATCTGCAGTGAATTCAGGGATAAATTCTAGTGGGTTAAAGATATCATATCCTAAGATTTGAAAGAATGGCAAAATTAGAGAAGTTTTAGTAGCCTCCTCTGTATTAATATTATCTTTCAATGTATGTACTCGTTTCCCCAAATTCTTTAATTGCTCTGACAACACTTCTAATTCCATTGTTTTTCCTCCTTAAATGTAATTTTGCATATCCTCTTTAATTCCATATATAGTCTTTAGGATTTCAAACGTTTCTACAGGCTTTTGATATTGTTCTTCATATAAATATTTCATTAGTTTACATGCGAATATATCTGCTTCTTGTTCTAATTTTCCTTTTCCACCAAAAGTAGCGGAGTAGAATCCGTTCAATCCATAATGGTCTATAGCATGTTTTAATTCATGTGCCATGACAAAGTATTTAAAAGAAATGTCTTGTATATCTTCATTGATCAATATTAATGGTGTATCTTTTTCTGAAGATACAAGTATTCCTTTTAAATTATTAGGTAATGCCTTGAAATCATATTCGATTCCTAAATAGTCCGCTATTTCAAACGGGTTAGCTGTATTGTAAGTACTAACTAACTGATTCACTTCCAATAATTATTCCTCCTTGCCTTTTTTTATTCGTTCCCATAGCATTGCACGTATCATTCCATCTAATTGCATCTTATCTTCTTCAGATAGTTCTATGCCATTATATGACATAACAACACTATTACGTTTTAACGCTTCATCAAAAACAATAACATCGTCTTTTGATGCCCAATCTGGAGCTTCAGTCTCAACTTCACCAATTAAAGCTAATGGACTGATTTGTAAAATCTTCGCATACTTTAAAATTTTATCTCTGCCCATATTATTTATCATGCCGTTTTCCCATTTTCGAACAGTACTCTTACCGACACCAACATAATTGCCGACGTCTTCTAATGTTAACTTTAATGATTCTCTTCGAGCCTTTAAATTAAGCATTTTAACCGCCCCTTTCATAATGAAAGAATACCATTAAAGTGTCCTAGAAACAACTAAATTTGCTCAAAAAACAAAAAAAGTTTCAAAAAAGACACATTTATGTGTTGACACGATTATTTGCTTATGATACTATGAATGTGTCCTAAATGACACAACAAGAAATGAGGTGAAGTAAATGAACTATAATTTATTGAAAGCGAAAATTGTAGAAAAGGGATTAAAAGTAGAAGATTTTATTGATAAAATGGACGAGAATATCAATGGAGCATTCACTAAAACAGTCTACCATAGCAGAATGAACGGAACAGTTTCTTTTCGAAGAGAAGAAATCATTGCATGTAAAAACATCCTAAATTTATCAGATTCTGAAATTATGGATATTTTTTTTAAAGAATAAGTGTCCTTAAAGACACAACTCGAAACTGAAAGGAGGAAATCATGGAACAATCAACGCTTGATTATTACGAACCGATATTCTTTGAAGTCGTAAAAAGAAACCCAGAGAAATTTGTTGGATTAATAAAACCGTTTATTGATTCGAGAAGTAACCAAAGGTGGATAACGACTGAAGAGTTGTGTGAAGCGATTGGAACAAGTTCCAGTTCGTGGCACAAGAGTGAAATTAGAAACCATCCAGTGGTGGTTGCAGCAAGAAGAACAGATACACGCCCATACAAATATCAAGCGAGCATGATTGATGAAATACAGAGAGTATGGGACGGAAGGAGAAGACGATGAGAACAGAACGAAGAAGAAAAACAAGGGTACAATTCATCCCATTCATGAGATGGATGCTAGGATGGTACATTTTAGCTTTTGGAATCATTATCGCAATGATTAGCATTGTGCTCTTAGTAGGAAAGGCGGTTGAACAACACGAATCAAAAGTGAATCTAATTAGAAGTGGGCAATATGTAGAGCCTGACTTTCAGGACTCATGGAACAAAAAAAGCCAGCGCGGCAACGCTGACTAACTAATAATATCTAAGGAGAGTATAACACAATGTACGGAAGTTTTGAAGCATTACACAATAGGTATCTTGAACCGCCCGAGGATAAAGTTTACGGATACGATTGGCAAGGAATGGAAATCTATCGTGGAGACCAGTACCGCATTATCGGAAAGGATAAAGTCCTTGAGGACGATGTGGAAGAATATCTAAGAAACCTATATTTAACAGAACCACCAGTGACACGCATTAGAGCGTATGACTGGAGAGGAGAAAGAACAGATGAGGAATGTAATTACTACCTATTAGGTGGAGATTACGTTAACGAGGATGACGTAGATGAATACTTGAAAGAAAACTACTTAGAGTCATCGATTATAACAGCGGGAGAGTGAAATATGTTAAACAAATCAGAGAGCATTGAAAATTTATCAAAAGCAATGTCTGAATTTCAGAAGAATTTAAAACAACCATTGAAAGATGCAAATAACCCATTTTTTAAAAGTAAATATGTACCTTTAGAAAATGTAGTTGAAGCAATCACGGAAGCAGCAGGGCCGTTAGGAATCTCGTTCATGCAGTATGCAAGTGGTGATGAAAACGGAAACATTGAAGTAGGTACGATTATTCTGCATCAATCGGGGGAATATATTGAGTTTCCTAGTGTGAGAATGAAACCTGAAAAGCAAACGCCTCAAGCGTATGGTAGTGCAATTACATACGCTAAAAGATATGCGTTGAGCGCAGTGTTTGGTATCACATCAGACAAAGACGATGACGGAAACGAGGCGAGCGGTAACGGAAGAAAAAAGAAAGGGCCTCAAATCAGCGCAGAAAAACAATCTAAATGTGATTATATTCAACAACTAGCAGAGTCAACACCTGAACGATTCGAGAAATTCAAAGAAATGCAATCCAAAGTGCAAGGCGCACCTACTGAAGAATGGAGCGATACATTGCTAGATAGAGCGATTAAGATGTTGCAAAGTATCCCAGAACCTTTAACAGGAACGCGTGAAGGGGCGTAATGGATTACGAGGGGCAACTCAAAGCGGTTAATCAACATGACATACAGATAGCGCTAGAAGAAGATTTCAACCTTACCGAGGCTAGAAGAAGAACAGATAAAGGCGAAAATATCCGCTTGAAAGTGACGGTCGTTGATAAACGTAGCATCACACCTAAACAACAGAAATTTATTCACGCGTTGTTTGGAGATGTGAGCGATTATACAGGTTATCCGTTGGAGTGGGTAAAGGATATGTTCAAAGCGTATTACAGTGAATTGTACAACGTGGAAGGGTTAAGCCTAGCGATGAACCACTGTAACATTACTCAAGCTAATCAACTGATTGAACTGATTATCGAGTTTTGTTTCCAAAACGACATACCATTTCACTTCAAAGAATACTATCAAGCGGTTGACATATCCCGTCTAGCGTTTCTGTTTGTTAAATATCGGACGTGCTTTATTTGTGGGAAACAACATAGCGATGTAGATCACGTAGATGCGGTAGGAATGGGAAACAATCGAAACATGATAGACCACGCAAACAGACGTTACTACTGCCTATGCAGAACTCACCACACGGAACGGCACACGATAGGAGAAATCGCATTTGAAAATAAATATCATATCAAGCCAATCCTACTAAACGAGGAGGCAGTGAAAGAACTAAGAATCGGTAAATAGGGAGAAAGGAGGTACCGAATGAGAAGTTATTTCTCACACGATAGCAACGCAAGAAATTCGGACAAATTAATGAAGGTTCGAATGAAGTTAGGTGCGGAAGGCTATGGAATCTTCTTCATGTTGATTGAACGATTAAGAGAAGAAGAAGGCTACAAAAGCACAATCGATTACGACACACTAGCTTTTGATTTAAGAGTAGAACCTGAAAAAGTAAAACAAGTTGTTGAGAATTACGACTTATTCAAATTTACAGAAGATGGTAAATATTTCTATTCAGATAGCTTTAATGAGCGAATGGAAATGATGGATGTACGAGCGCAACAACGAAAATCCAAAGCAAAAAAAGCAGCAGAAGCACGGTGGAATAAACAATCTGAAGATACAAGCAATGCTCAAACATTACCTAAGCAATGCTCAAGCAATGCTCAAGCATTACTAAACCATGCCAATAAAATAAAACTAAATAAAATAAAACTAAATAAAACTAAAATAAATAAAACTAAACCAGAAGAAAGTAAACCAGATAAAGAACTGGTGACTGGTGGTGGTTCAAATAACAATGATGAACAAGAATTGATTGAAATATATCAAGGAAATTTCGGGGTAGCTAACTCAATAGTACAACTTGAATTAAAAGAAAAGCTAGGTGTTTATGGAAAAGAAATGATTCTAGAGAGTTTTAAACGTTCTATCGGAGCAAAAAACCCATTTTTGTACATGCGAGGTATATGGGACAAGTGGAAAGCAAACGGAATTACAACACTAGAACAAGTACAAGCGAGTGATGAACGACACGAGAAAAACAAACCGACTAATTATAAAAAAGGTGGTTATGTTGAGATTGTACCCGACTGGGCAAAATAACAGGAGGATAAATGAGCGAGGAAGAAAAAGAAATACAATTTTACAAGTCTAATCCAAAAAGATACGCGGAACTAGTTAAACAAATCGCCAACTTGAAAACGACGGATGAAGGCTATCTTGAAAGAAAGAGAAAATTTATCCAGGAAGCAAAGGAAAGAGAGGGAGCAACTAATAAATAAATGTTTAGGAGATATTCAAAGTACAACGCAAAGAAAGTAGAAATTGACGGTATCAAGTTTGATAGTAAAGCGGAAGGCGAATATTACTTGCACTTAAAGCAACAAGTTGCGGAAGGGAAAATTTTAGGGTTTGAACGTCAAATAAAAATTACATTGCAAGAATCGTTTTACTTAGAAATAGAAGGGGTCAAGAAGAAAATACGTGCTATCACTTACGTAGCGGATTTCAAAGTTATGAAAAACGATGGTAGTATCACATACATTGATGTAAAAGGGATAGAAACGACTGAATTCAGAATGAAACGAAAAATGTTTATGAACCTTTACCGAATCCCTCTAGTAACTGTTAAGAAACAGAAAGGAGATTGGTTATATAGCTATGTCTAAACAAATGACACCAATTGAAAAGGTAGTCCTATCGCTTATCCCGATTAGTGACGAACGCCGAGTGAATATAAAAGACATCGTAGCACAGACAAGACTTTCTACAAGACGAGTGAAGAAAATCATAGATCAGTTAATCAACAATTACGGCATCGTGATTGTAGGAGTACGGAACGGACGTACTGGATATTTTATTCCAGTAACAGACGAGGCGCGACAAGAGGGCGTATTGCCACTCAAAGCGCAGGCAATCAAAGAGTTTAAACGAGTGAACAAGATTCAAAAGGGAAACCTGGATGAATGGAAAAAATATATAGGAGATGTAGAAAATGAAAAATGAAGCTGAAATGATAGGGATTAACATTAAATGCGCTTTGGTAAGAGCGGGGTATACATGTAAGAGTTTTTCTGAAAAAACAAGAATCGCACAATCAACATTATCAAAAATCGTAAGAGGAAAAAGAGATGTAAGAGTTAGTACTCTTTTAAGAATGGCCGATATTTTGAAAATAGATATTAAAGAATTTTTTGAGGGTTTATAGAAAGGGGACACAAGGACAATGATTAACAACGTAGTATTAGTAGGACGATTAACAAGGGCAGTAGATTTACGCTACACATCGAACGGAACGGCATACGCTAGTTTTACATTAGCCGTGGAAAGAAATTTCAAAAACCAAAACGGGGAAAAGGAAACGGATTTTATCAACTGCGCAATGTGGCGTAAGGCGGCGGAAAACTTTGCAAACTTTACACACAAAGGCTCGCAAGTAGGGATTGAAGGCCGTATCCAAACGCGTAATTATGAAAATCAACAAGGTCAAAAGGTGTACGTTACCGAGGTACTAGCAGAAAACTTTAGCTTGTTAGAACCGCGCAACGCTACAAGCCAATTAGAAGGCAGTAGAGAAGGTTTTGAAGGTGGACATGTAAATACATTCAACGGTAATAAAAACGCGAATACGGGCGGAAACTTTGCAAATAACGACCCTTTCACAGCGGACGGAGAAACATTCAACGTTACTGATGAAGATTTACCGTTTTAAAGAGGGATAAACATGAACAATATAAAAATGTATGTCATTAGAGATGCTAAATATCCACAATGGTACTTCCAACGTATTAATGACTACTCAAGTATGATGGGGTATCTTGCGAAGAACCATCCACGATATACGCATCAATTTACAACTGACATTAAACAAGCAATGCATTTTAAAACGCCAAATGAAGTTTTAGAGTTTATCAAAGAACATTCTATCGAAGGGACTATTGTTAAGGACCCGTATCAAGAACGAATTAGCAAGGTGGCATTTAAATACATGGGTGAGAATTACGGTGAAGTCAATTGGCTAAAAATGAATTTGAAAAATTAAAAGACGATGTGCATTACTTAATCGTGGCGCATTGTAAATACAAGGACATGTTAATGTATGACAGAGCGTTGAAACAATTCCAGAAAGATATTAATTATGAACATCTTGAAAAGATGAGCTATGATGAACGATTTGCTTTCTTGCTAGGATTCGAAGCCTCGTTGAAGGCGATAGACAATGCAATCAAATTAAACGAACAATTGAAGGAAAATCCTGAAATGGTTGAATGGCCAGCGTGGGCAGACCCTGATGATTATAAATATTGATGAGTGTTATCGAAAGAGAAGGGAAAAGATTAAATGAAAATTTTAACGAGTATTATCATTTCTGGAATATTTTATTATATCTGTGGCTGGGTCACGAAAGATGATTCAACTAGAGAATTAATCTTTGCGTCGCTTGCAGCTATCACTATATTAATTCTATGCATCTTAGAGTTGCTTGGAGTTATAGCTTTTTAAAAGGAGGATGATTAAATGAAAAAATACGCATACGTTAGTTGCTTAGAAAACGTGTATGTAACGGATGACCCCGATTGTGATAACGAACCATGCGAAATTTGTGGAGATTACGATAGATGTATAGGCACTGTAAATACACCTATTGACTTAGCAAGAGTTATGTTAGAAGAAGGATTTACGGAAGAATACATCTTAGAAAAGACTGGTTACGAAATTGAGTACAAGAAAGTAAAAGATGTGGAGTGGGAGAATGAGTGATGACACTAATTATAGTTTTTAAAGATCAAGAAAAATATACTTTTTACGGTTTGAAGGAATATGGTATTGAATATGGAAAATATCTGAAATTTACTTATGTAGGAAAAAATGCAGATTATGACTATAAAAATAAAGTAATTGTACATGAAGGATGCTTTATGTTAGATGCAATCGCTGGTTACTACATTCATAGATAGGGAGGATGATTAAATGTTCATACTAGATTTTATAATTAAACACCCAGTTCGCACTGACATGATATTAATCAGTATTTGTCTAATCTTTTTGCTTTGGTGTGTGCTGGATTTATACAAATTAAAGCGTGAAGGTACACCTTATGAACAAGCGTTAAAACAAATAGAACGGGAAAGAAAAGAAAATATCAAATGGCAGATAAATCGAAACTTAGAAGTTAAGAAAAGAAAGATGGCAATATACGAATTGCTTAATAGTTTCAATTTTAGAGATATTAAACTGGACGAAAATAGCGATAAGTTTTACGTGATCATAAAAATAAACAAAGATGCATTGATAGAAAGGGAGGTTAAGTAATGGGTTTTATTTTATTGTGGACATTCTCATTCTGTCTTTCTGGATTGCTAGTAATCTTAAAACTATTCGGATTGCAATATAGTTGGGTGATTGCTTTTTCACCAATCCTAGGAGTAACTGGATTGTATTTTTTCATTGTACTAATTGCTATTTTGTGGGGGCTTGTTAAAGGCTTTGACGATTAGAAAGAAGGGTTAGATGCAGTTTTTAGATCTGTTTGCAGGTATCGGTGGATTCCGTCTAGGGATGGAAGCTGCAGGACACCAGTGCATTGGTTTTTGCGAAATTGATAAATTCGCAAGAGCAAGTTATAAAGCGATTCATGACACAGGGGGGGGAGATAGAATTACATGACATTAAAACCGTATCAGACGAGTTTATTCGAGAAATCGGACGTGTGGACATTATCTGTGGAGGATTTCCGTGCCAAGCTTTCTCGATTGCAGGGAATAGACGAGGATTCGAAGATACAAGAGGAACTCTATTCTTTGAAATCGCAAGGTTCGCATCTATTCTCAAACCTAGAATTTTGTTTCTTGAAAATGTCAAAGGGTTACTCAACCATGACAAAGGAAGAACATTCGAAACCATCTTGCAAACGCTGGATGAATTGGGGTACAACGTGGAATGGCAAGTGCTTAACAGCAAAGATTTCGGAGTACCACAAAACAGAGAACGAGTGTTCATTATCGGACATTTTAGAGGAGAAAGTGGACGAAAAGTATTTCCTATCGGAGCAAACACAAAACAAACTGATTGGGTACAAGGAAAAGAAATTACAACGAATACACTCACAACCAGATACGAAGGACTTGGAAACGGATCGTATATTATTGAAAATAAACCGAAGAATGTAATCCGTATCAAGGAAGCGACTAAAAAAGGCTACGCAGAAGCAACAATCGGAGATAGTGTAAATATCTCACACCCGAACTCGAAAACAAGAAGGGGTAGAGTTGGAAAACAAATTGCGAATACTCTACTAACTGGAGAAGAACAATGTGTGGTTATGAATGATTTCAGAATCCGTAAACTAACCCCAAAAGAATGTTGGAGATTGCAAGGTTTTCCCGATTGGGCATTTGAAAAAGCAGAAAAAGTAAATAGTAATAGTCAACTGTATAAACAAGCAGGTAACAGTGTAACAGTAAACGTGATTGAAGCTATCGCAAGGAGGTTAGTATGAAACTCACCATACATCCTAAACATACAGACCACACGTATGCATATAACCCTGAAGAAATCATAATCTATCCACGGGAGTGCATCGTGATAAAAGAAAAGGACAAACCTGCAATTCTGCTAAAGGAAGAATGCATCGAAAAAATTGAAATAAAGGAGGGATAAATTGGAAGAAGAACAAAATCGAATTTTAGATCTAAAAGAAGAAGGGTATTCGTGGACACAGATTGCGAATCGGTTAGGTTATCCAAGTATGGATGCAGTACGAGGGAAGGTGCGACACACAGAGCGATACAAGGAGATGGTGACAACACAAAAAGAACAAACCGTTGCTAAAAATAAAGAACAGGAAGATTTCCAAAAACAAAATTTTTACGATGATGGTTCAATCAGTTCGCATATTCGTTTAAAGCAGAAAACTAAGAAAGTATTCACGAATGAGCAATTAATCAGATTACATGGATTCAACCCTGATGAAGTAACTCTAAAATCTGCTACATCAAATGAGTGGACGACGCCTACAAACGGGGAAACGTATTACAACTATCAATCTAAAATCGTGGTAGTACCAAAAAATAAATATGAGATCACGATAAAAGATATCAAACAATTCTTTGAAGATATCGAACCACGCAGAATTGAGTTATCGTGTGATGATTTACCAAGAAATTATCTATTAATCCCTCTTTCAGATATGCACTTTGGGTTAAACTCTGATGAAGATTATGAGGAGTTAAGGAGTGAAATTGCAGATAAGATTTTGAACCAGTATGAAGAAATCTTATTCACATTGCATGGTGATTACTTTCATGTTGATAACTTCCTCAACACAACAGAAAAAGGGACACGTATTGATAGTGTTGATTTTCGTGAGGGAATTCAGGCAGGATTTAGGTTCTTATTACCGTTATTAGAACTAGCGCTTGAAAACAGTCCGAATGTGAAAGTAGTGTACTTAAAAGGGAATCATGCACCATCTATTGATTATATGTTCATTAGCGGATTAGAACGGTTGTACACACAGATTGAATTTGATACATCATTAGACGAATTCAAACATGCTTGGTTAGGAACTCATTCAATCTTTATGCATCACGGAGATAAAGTGAAAAGTGCAAACAAGCTAGTTGAAATTATGGTGTCGCACTTCGGAAAGGAATGGGGAGAAAGCCAATCAAGATATTTAATTACAGGGCACTTTCATCATGAAAAGTCATTATCGTTTGCAGGGCTAACATGGTACCAGTTGCAAAGCCCTAGTAAGCATTCGAGTTATGATAAAACATACGGATACGATACGAGCGAATCAGGGCAAATGCTGTTTGAGTTTACAGAAACGAAAAGAAGTGCGATTTATTACGTATAAGAAAAGGAGAAAAATATGGAACTAACTTTATTTTTATAAAATGGAAAAACATTCAAAAAGGAGGATAGTAAATGATTACAGTATATTCTAGACCAAATTGTATGCAATGCGAAATGACAAAGATGTGGTTGACACAGAACAATATTCCTTTTGAAGCCGTGGATATTGAAGCAAATCCAGGAGCGTTGGAATTACTCAAACACTATGGATACAGTTCGCTTCCAGTCGTTGCTATTGATGACGAGCTAAGCGATGAATCAAAAACGTGGGCAGGATTTCAAATTGAGAAATTAGAAGCTTTATTGTGAGGTGGATAATGGAAGATAAAAGGTATTACAGATTACGTGCCGGAATCATAGAAAGAGCGGTTGAAGATTACAAGATAGCGTTAAGGCGCTTATTTTCAAAAGGTGTA